TTTTCTGATGTCAAATTAGGTGAACACCAGGAAGAACTAATGAGATTACTATCTAAAGTTTCGCTTAGAGGGGATTCAGATGTCAAAAAAGTGATTGGCATTTTAAACGGCTATCTTGATTCTTAGGCAGTCCACTTAATATTTTTTTACACTCGTCTTCACTAAAATTTTCTACGACTTGCATTAAATACTTTATTTCTTTAACACTTTTATTCTTTAATAAAAGCTGTATTTCTTCGCTTTGGGCTTTCAGCCAATAGTCTATTATTTCTATACTAGGTTGCATTGGTAGTCACCTCCGTCGGGTCTATGCTGCGTGACCACCAAATCATCTGATTTGTACACATCCTGCCTGTATGACTTACCAAAGCGTAATAATACGTTTCCATTTTGTGACTCATTTACAAACCCCTTTACTTTTGTCAATCGCGAATAATTATCGTTTGTAAATAAAACATACTTAATTGCATAAATCAATTATTTATTTTTGCACGTTTTAAAATTTACACGCTTACCATTGACACTACACTTATCGTGCAGTATATTAAACGTTCAGTTAATTAATTTGATTTTTAAAGGGGATCAAAAATGAACGTACAACAACAGTTTAACAATGTTTTTCAGCCCGACATTACTCAGCATCCTGAGTACAAGCTAGGGCAATTTCACTGCACAAATCACATTAAGCCAGAACCTTCAGCTTGCGTTGAATACTATCTTGGGTATGCAGCGCCATGCGCCACAAGCAAGGTAATAAATGAGGCAAAAGGTAATGAGTAAGATTATGAGTTATTTAATTGAGGGTGAAGAGTTAGGCCATCTGCATTATGACGAGCATACAGAGACATACGTTATAGATAGAGAGCCTGTTTGCGAAAATACAGAAAAAGAGGATACGAAATGAAAACCTCCGAATCAGTATGGAAAACATTATCAGAAATTAATGTTAATGATAATACAGAGCAAAAAGGCAAATATACCTATTTAAGTTGGACTTGGGCATGGGCTACTTTAATGGAGCATTATCCTGAATCAACCTATGAATTTTTGCCTAATGAAATTCATCCTGACAACTCAGTTACTACTTACTGCTCTGTAACTGTTGAAGGTAGGTCACATACGATGTGGCTTGCTGTTATGAATTACAACATGAGCGCCAATAAAAACCCATCTTGCACTGACATTGCTAATACTAAAATGAGATGTTTAACAAAATGTTTAGCGATGTTTGGGCTTGGTCATTACATATACGCTGGGGAAAGTCTGCCTGTAGATGATACTCAAGCAGAAATAAACGTGGAAACTGCATTTATTAACGAAGACCAAGTTATTTCTATTAAGAAGCTCATTCATAAAAATAATGTTGATGAAGTAGTATTTTTGGAATGGGCAAACATTCCAGAAGTAGAAAAATTACAAGCTGTAAATTTTGACCATGTTTTTGGCGCTCTTAAAGATGCAAAGAGTAAAGCTGCGTGATTATCTTAAATCACGAACAAGGCACTGATGAATGGCATGCCGCTAGATTAGGTATTCCATCAGCCTCTATGTTTGCAAAACTTATCACTGGCACTGGTAAGCCCTCTGCATCTGCTGATGCATACATCAACACACTTGGAGCGGAAAGGGTTACAGGTAAATCTACGCCCTATTTTGTTTCAGAGGCGATGAATGTTGGGACTAAAAGAGAGCCGCAAGCGCGCTTAGATTATGAATTTATTACAGGTAATCAAGTAACTCAAGTTGGTTTTATCTTAGATGATTCTAAAGAGTTTGGTTGTTCGCCTGATGGCTTGGTTGGCAAAGATGGGGGCTTAGAAATTAAGTGCCCTCAACAAGATACTCAATTTGGCTATCATCGCAACAAACAATCTGGCGTTAAGAAATACTATCAGCAAATCCAGGGTTGCATGATGGTTACAGGTGCAAAGTGGTGGGATTTCTTTTCCTACCACCCAAATATGCCTCACGTTCTCGTTCGTGTTAAGCGTGACGAGGAATTCATAATCAAGCTACGAGAGCAAGTTCTGATTGCCGTACAAACAATTAAAACACCTTTAACTAATTTGGAGAAAGCAGCATGAAAGTAGCAGTAAACTTTTCTATCGACATAAATAAACTTGATTCATCAAGGTATATACATGGGAAAAATGGAGCAAAGTACGTAGACCTGACTTGCTTTATTTCGCCAGAAGAACCTGACCAATTTGGGCAACATGGCGGTATTCAGCAATCAACTACACAAGACGAGCGTTCCGCAGGTACAAAAATGGCTTATGTGGGCAACGTAAAGGCTTTTTGGGGTGATGGCGTAAACATCGTCAAAGAAGCCAGTAGCTCTAATGCACCTCAATCTAGCGGCAATGCACCTCAATCTAGTGGGCAACCATCTTTTAGCGAGGACATACCTTTCTAAAGCCAGCCCCTTGCGGTCTGGCCCAGCCGCTAGTAAGTGGGCCACTCAATAGAGGATTAGCTATGGATATATTACAGCAGTTAATTTCAGGAGTTTTCTTTACTGCATTTATTGCAGCAACTTTATTAGATATGTTTTATACATTGAGAGGCGATTATGACACAAGCAAAACGAATACTAGACCATTTAAAATCAGGCCAAACATTGACAAGACTAAACTCATGGAACGATCTGGGCATATTAGAAGCGCCAGCAAGGGTTAGCGAGCTTAGGGCAATGGGGCATCCGATTGAGACTAAGTTTAAGCAAGTTATGAATCGTTATGGCGATAAAGTGACGATAGCAGAATGGCGATTGGAGGTGTCACAATGAGCAGCGAATACCGTATTATCAAAATGAAAGAGTTAGTTGGGTTAGTGGGCATATCTCGCTCTTACATTTACGCCTTGCAACATAGAGGTGAATTTCCAAAGCCGTTTAAATTGGTGCAAGGCGGTAGGTCTACTGGCTATCTACAATCAGATATAGACGATTGGGTAAAAAGTCGCATTGCTGCGAGTGCGAGGGGTTGTTTGGGAAAGGATGCGCCATGATTATTGATAAATCTAAATATGTGCGTGATTATGGAGTCAAAGACTCAAAAGTTAGTAACTGGATGCAAAGACATTGGACAAAAGGTTTACATTACTTTGTAATCGGACGCACGACCATGATAGATGTTGAAGAGGTAAATAGATGGATACGCCAAAATACCCCAGAGGAATTTACAAACATGGCGACAATTTGCGAATCAGAATCTGGAACAAAGGAAAAATTGCCTACCAAGAAACGATTTCGTGCGACCCATTCTCAAAAAGTGACATTCGGAGGGTGGCAAAACTCCGCGCAGAGTTAAGCGTAAAAATAGGGCTTGGTTTATCGTTTATCGAAGAATCTGCCCCCAGTGAGTTGCAGACTTTTTCCGCTATGGCACAAGAGTATATAGAAACACACACTGGTAAGTATTCAACCGTTTTAGGATATATAGGAATTCTTAACAAGTATTGGATTCCACGTTTCGGTCAACAACCTTGTGCTTCTATTACCAAACGAGAAATTAAACTGGCGTTAGCATCAATAGATGTTGGAAGCAAAACGCGAGATAATATTCTTGGCCCTCTTAGGGGCGTATTAGATTACGCTGAAGTTCCTTCAAATCCTGCTGCGCTTATTAAAGTAAAGAAGCAACAATCTAAAGCTATTGAGCGATATACCCCAGAGGAGCGCGACAAGATATTAAATTGTTTTGTGGGGGACGTTTATGTGTATTTTGCTTTACTTTTTGGCTGTGGGTTGCGCCCTGGTGAAATAACAGGTTTGCTCAGAAATGATTTTGACGGAACTGATTGGCACGTTCACCAACAAATTGTTCGAGGAAGAATTGTAAACTCAACTAAGACAGGTCATCGACGAAAGGTCTACGTCCCTGATTGGGTCAAAGCCGCACTTAAAACTATTCCCCCAAGAATTGATAGTCCCTATTTTTTCGTTAATGAAGACGGTGGATTTTTTAAAGATCAGAGGCATTTTAACAGGGCTTGGCTCAAAGCACATAAGCGCAAGCAGATACATTATCGAAAACCATATTCCGCTAGACATACAAGAGCCGCTGAACTTTTAAGCATGGGTCTTTTAGCTCCAGATGCGGCAGTGCAACTAGGTCATTCTACTGCGGTATTTCTAAACACTTACTCTGAGTTTATTAATGAGTATGCTGCCAACCAAGACCCAAGAAGATTTGAGCCATTGCCAAGCACTGCCCATAAGCGTTAATTAAAGTTCTTGGGCAGTTTTTTGGGCAGTGAATATGCGGTTAATGACTCTCAGTGAGTGTTGAGAAAAACAAGAAGTGAGGTTGTATGCACCTTTCAACCGTCATTGGGAATCAGTGGGAGTCAATGTCGCGGGTTCAATCCCCGTCGTCCACCCCATTAACTTCTTATATAAATCAATGACTTACGGCTATTTTACTGAGAAATATTGCTCTTTGGGCAGTTTTTGGGCAGTTTTGTTTTAAAACCACCTCGATCTAGTGGCAAGATTTACTTTTTTACCTTTGGCTTTTTCTTTGGCTTTACTACTTTTTTATATCCCATTTGACCACCTCGATCTAGTAGTTTAGTAACACCAGCACATAGCTGGAGTCTTGCGAATATCAACATGAACAAATGTCTTGGCTACACCGACTGACATACCCATTGCTGATGCGTGTTTAACAATTGCAAGGCGTTGTGCGCCCCCTGATACTTTAATGTCAGAAGCAATTCCTTTTGTGTGCATTCCTCCACCATTGGGCTTACGTTTTTCAACGCTATGCTCTTTGCTTCTGTATCCAGAGGTAATAATAAAAGGAAAGTTACATGCCTCTCGCAATTGGTCAAGTGAGTGAATAAAATCTACAGATATTTCGTTCTCTCCAGTTTCCCGACATGCAAAATCTTCTATCTTAAAATACTTAAACTTGTCCATTAGTAATCTCTCATTCTACAAAACTTATTGATATAAACATTGCTCCAAAGAAAATTATTACAAAGGCCAATGCTTTTAACTCTTCTGGATCGCGCCAATCAAACATTATTTACCTCTCATTTTCATAATTTTATCAGCTCCTTTCACCCCAAAAGAGGCAGTAACTGCTACATATAACAAGTAACTTAGCCAATCAGGTAGCATTTCTAGCGTTTCTAATCCTAATTTAACGCGCTCTATAATTTCAGGTTGGTCAGTCATAGCACCAAACATAATTGCCACCACAGGGGACGTTAGCAGCAATACGAGATACTCGTCTTTCCACGAATTCCCAGATGCTTCAGCCATTTTAGATTCCCAATCAGCATCGTTTTCGATAACACTCATTTTGGCTTTGTGCTTTGCTTGCTTTTCTTCAGCACGATTGTTTAAGAATGTACCTGCTAGATTGGCTATTGGTGCTATCAATTGCTGTAGCATTATCCATATACCTCTGTAGTTTCAGAATCGACATATTTTGGGACGCAATACGCTTTTATTGGCATCTTAAAAAGTATAGTTTTTAACTTTTCTGGAAAGTGCTTTTGTTCGGGCAGTCTGTTTTGCAAAGCTATTGATCGTGAGAAGAATATGCATTTTTTAACATCTTTCCACGCACCAAATTCTTCTTTAACTAATTCACCATCAACATCCGTGATTACTATAAGTACAAAAACTAGCATTTTCACTTAAGCACCTTCGTGCTTTTTTCAATCCACTGTAATTTACAAACACACTCCACTGGCTCGTAGTTACGTTGTGATTTAGAAAGCTGTTGGCACATATATCTGCATGCTTGTAAATTTTTGTAATACACAGTCTTGCTTTCATCAACACTACCACTGATAAAAAACAACAACGCGAACGCCATCTTCATTACTTAGCCAATAGTGCTTGAACTAAAGCTTGTATCTGTTCATTAGTCTGCTCTTGTATTTTTTCTTGTCTAGCCAGTGAGTCAACAATTGCATCAACTTTAGTGTCAGTAATAGCCACAGCCTGACCGTTAGCTTGAGCCTTGCTTGCCGTTTCCTTAACAATCACTTCTATGCGCTTTACATCCGCTGTAGTTGCTTGGGCATTAGCTTGTGCAGCACCATAAGAAATAGCGCCCACAAAAAGACTTACTACTAAAGGTAAAGCCCAGGTTGGAATTGAGACAGTGTTATCACTCATCATTATCATCCTCAGTATCTTTAACTGCTTTCTCTATTCTTGCAGCAAGGTTTTCACAAGACAAATCATGGATAGTCGCTTGGCGTTTTGCATGAACAGCCATTTCTTGAGCTTGTTGATGCAAACTAAGCATGTCTTTTACTTCATCACTAAGATCAGAAACAATGTAAGTCGTTTCGCCAATTTGCAAAGTAGGTTCAGCTTGTTCAG